TGAGTCTGGCGCAACTGCTCGTACCAGCCTTGGTCTGGGTTCGATTGCTACTCAAGCATCTGACAGTGTGTCCTTAACTGGAGGCACCATTTCTTCTGGTGTCACTATCGATGGCGGAACTTTCTAGTCAAGCCGCTACCGTACCAACTGAAAACGCTTCTAACTCTTCCAATGATCAAGCGTCTAGTTGTGAGTGGTGCCGTCGTTTCGGCTGCTGCATTGGCTGGGCCTGCAATCGCAGGCCAAGTGTTCGTCAATCCTGAGCTGAACACTTCAGTCGGCACCGACTCTGGTGTTGGTGCGGCCATTCTCGAAACTCATGTTGGCTATGAGTTTGATAACGGTGCCTATGTGCAAGTTGGTCCTGCCGCCATTTTCCCGGATGACGGTGAAATGGAAGACATCGAGATCAGCGGCAAAGCTGGTATCGGCAGTGGTCCTCTCTATGGTGAACTCAGCTTCATCACTGGCGACGAAACCACTGTTGGCGTCAAGGTGGGGTCAAAATTTACTTTTTGAGCTAATCTAAAAACGCAGAGCTGACCCCTCTTGGTTTCACACAGCAAGGGGGGTTTTTTATGCCTACAAGAAAACCCCGCCTAGGACGGGGTTCTCAAGCGCAGTGACGGACTCCGGACGCAGCGGTGGTCGATGTGCTAGCAGTGACGGACTCCCGACGCAGGGGTGGTCTGCTTGCGTATGGCTAGCATGGCACTGACCTGCGCTTTGGTCAAGTGCAAAAACTGTTCAACGTGCTGTCCGTCACATCCTTTGTGATGTCTGGGGCAATAACCGTCGGCATCGTGATGTTCTATACACGAATTCCATCGCTGACCAAGTATTACCTGAGTGAGCTGAAGCTTGAGTTGACTGAAATGGTCACTGACATGATTCCCAGTCAGATTGACGAAGTCATGCCTGATTTGCTTGATGAGGCAATGCCTGAACTGCCAACGGAAACTGGTTTGCCGATCAAGTCACCATTTTAGTTTCAGCCGTTGGATCGTCGTCATGTGCTTCAGGTCCGAAGCCTTCAGCCTTGACTACAGCCATATCAAGTTCTGGCGCGGTTGCCTTTGGTTTTTGTTCAAACGACGCCAGCCATTCTCGTAACGCATCTCCTGTTGGTGTGTTTTTAGGCCATCTAACGTGGCGCAGGATCATCTTGTGGTCTGTAAACAGCCGAGACGACCTGCCGCTCAGTACGGTATAGGAAATCTCAGGGCCCTCACGTCTACGGCAACGTTCGATCCAAAGTTGACCAGCAACAAACCGTTCTGCCTTCATGCCAGAAATCCCTGAGATTGGTATTGGTGCGGTGCAAGTGCCGGAAATACCGGCCTGGCGAGCCATGCCACCTCAGAGTATCCCGGTTGAACCGCCGATCACGCTGCAAATCGGTTTTCCTATTGCTGATATTCCAGGTTGTGTGCAGACCAGAAATTCTGCGGCAGGCGACAAGGAGATCTATAACACCGATCCCAAAGGGATCATCACAGTCTGCGGCGGTCAAATGCCGTCATATAAGCCGATCGACTATACGCCTGGAACGTTGACGTATGGAGCGGCAAGACTGCCCAAGCCACCAGAAGAGCCTGAGGCAAAGAAAAAGGAGGAAAAGAAATCGGCTGGTGAAGCAGTCCAGCCGACAGTTGACCTTCCGATGGCATCAGACTTGTTGCCTGATGACTCAATAGATAACGAACTATTACCATGCCCGCCACCCGATGCAATACCTATTGGAGCGAGGGGGAAGCAAGGCACTGCTGTCGTGACTGGCTATGAACGTGTCGGTACTGAGTGCGTCACGCTCTACGAACCACTACCCGTTGCAAGGATTATCGATAATTACCTGCCGCCAGCTCCTGTTGCGTTGTCTACTGCTGCTATTGCTGCTACGGCTGCAACGTCAGCCATCGTTGCTAAACCTCTTGGAGACTATGTATTGAAGTTGATCAAGCCTACGGTGAAAAAGGTAGTCAAAAAGGTCAAGGCGATTCTTGGGAAGAAGCCTCGTCCTGAGTCTGTTGCTGAGCGGGTGAAGTTTCAGCGCTCCCTTCGTAAATGATCTTGTGTGTGTGGGGCGGTATGACGCCAGGCGGATTGCCAACTATTACATCTGCACAAATTGACGCATAAGGTGAATCAGGGTGAAATCTAATTCCATCTTTTATTAGCTGAGAGCAATTGCGAATCCGTGCGATTTCGTAGTTTAACCTCTTGTCAGCCAACTGGGCGTCGAGTAAAGCCACCTGCTTCTCAGCTGCTCTTCTACAGCTTCTGACGTGGGAACGGTCAAGCGGTACTGAAATCGTGGCTGTGATTCCGCCGTTGATCGAGTAATTAGTTTTTTGACCCGTCCTAATTGGACGATAGTAGAGGACATGGCCCGCACGGTCAGGCTGGCCATCGGGGATGGCATTACCTTCCGGATCAAACGCGCCAACCAGATCGAGCTGGTCATAAACCGGTTCTTGGTAGTAATTCTCATAGGGATGTGCCCAGCTAGTAGTTGTACTTACAAAAGGATTGATGTGAAGTGTTGCACCTTGGCAGGATATTCCTGAATAGTTAAAACCGAATGTGCGTGAAGGCACAACCTGCACAGCTTGGTTGGTCACTGAGCCACTACTATTTGCGACTGGTGCAGCTGTACTGCTGACCTGTGCTTGCGCTGGAGCGGAAAGCAGCAGAAGCGTTGCTATGACTCGCTTCATTGCGTGAACGTACTTGTTGTCTCCGTTATAGATTCAATGTCCGTGTCACGGTTGATAAGTGTATGGTTCACAAGACCTGGGCCGTTGAAAGTTTCTGTTGCCTGAAAAGCTTGACCCTGGTTGACAATCGTAAAAGTTGGTTTTGATGCTGGGTCAACGCTTGTCCACTTGCTCGTCACGCCATTAAGCGTATTGGTGGTCTGAGTCAAGTCCATTGGGAAGATAGGACCACTAGGCTCAATGTTTGTACCTGTAACAGTAATTTCGTAGCCAGTGCGGTACTCGTAGGAGTTGATGACTTCTGTTACTTTAGTCTTAGTGGTTGTGCTGCTGGAGAGGGTCCCCTGCGAAAAATTTGGGACTACTGGGATTGCAATTGCTGGGCTAGTTAACAGCAAAAGTAATAATAATCTCACTTAATTGTTAGCTCCATGATCACCTGCCCGATCGCTGTAGTACCTGCCGAACCCGCTGTAATTGCAATGGCTCCATCAGTTGCAATCGTGCCAGCTAGCGTTCCAGGGACTCCTCCCGAAGTTGTAGTTACATTTGAAAAAACTGGTAATGCTGGCACTACTCCGGCGGTGACTGTTGTTGAGAGGACTGTTGGAACATCGTCTCCTTCTGTATAGCTTTCGCTGTAACTAAAAGCATCACCAGCAGTGGTAATAGTGTAAGCGCCAGGAGTATAACCAAGAGCGGTTCCTGAAGTAAGAGAGCTAAGCACAGGCACAGTTGTGAGAGTGACGTTAGAGCCAGACACCGCCATAGAAGACGGTTGTCTAATGGCAACGGATCCTGCTCCATCAACCGACAATGAAACGCTTGACTGGATTTTATGCGTGATGTCGGCTTGCACTGGAGCGGCAAGCAAACTGGCGGCTAGCAGCAGGAGCGCCTTCTTCATTTTTTGACCTCAGGAGCCGTGCTTGACACTAGTTTAGGCTCTTCTTTGTTCTTACCGTTTTTGCCCACACTGACGCCATAAGAACTTAAAACCGCTGTCAGCATAGAAGCTGCGAAGGTCGGATCCATGGCTTTAACCTGTCCTAGGTATGACAGCGAAAGGCAAGCAAGCGACCATGCAAGAACGATTAGACGAATAAAGTCAGAAATCCAACCTTGGTCTTCTTGGTTGTTGGAAGCCATAACAGGACGGAGCTACTCTTATAGCGTACCGTCCCTAGCGGATCATGCTCTTTCTGGTTCGGCCCATTTTGTTCAGGTTTTTACAGTCTAAAGGCGTCAAGAACCTAGTCATTGAGCTTCTCGAGGCTTACTGCAAAAGCACGGACAACACGATTGACGATCAAGTTGTGGAATTTGTCAAGCACAATTTGTTCCCAACCACCAGAGTTGAGAAGTGACGCCAAGAAGAAATCCAACTGCGCTCGCCATTATTGGTTTTTTTCTGCTGGGTTCTGGTCTAGTGCTGGTCCTTTTTGGTACGAGTACGGTGTTTTTTATGGGGTATTACGCTGGCAAAACCACTTGTCCTGAGGCAATATCAGATTGACCTGGCTACTTCTAGCTATGGCGCTCACGTTACTACCCTTTTTTCAGTTTTTCCGTGGTACGCCGCACCAGTTGGCTGCTGTTAAACAGCTTGAAGAGTCCTTGCCGGAAGGCGTATTGGATGAAGATGCAGAGTGGTTTGAAGCCTGGCGGGCGAGCGGCATTGAACAAC